CATAGTCACTATGTCATCTCTTGCCCTGATCAGTGCCGCTATCTCTGCGTGTAAACTTACTTTTTGTTCTTTTCCCGTCCTCTTAGCATACTCCGCTTGCATCGGGTGAGTCTTGCGAGAGTTGGTAGCGTGACTAACAATCTGTCCTCGCTTGTCCAAACAGATGGCTGCGTGTCGGAACTTGGCCTCGCTGTGCTTAGCGTAGTCGATGACCTTATCAATGTAATCCTCTCTCAAATCATCCATTGTGTCCCCTACTGTTTGCTGGCGGACAAGTATTCTTCAATCAGGGCACAGATGTTCTCGAATAGCATCTGTGTGTCGCTCAGTTCACCGTTTGGCCCCTCGAAAGGACTGTCAAAGGCGGCTGTGTGATAAGCGTACAGACCTGTCTCTTGGTGCTCCAGAATAGTTACCTGCCCAACTGGTTCGTGACCCTCTAGTAACCGCCTCACCTCCTCTTTCTCTTCGTCAAACTCTTCATTGAACTCAATCTCAAAATCTCTATCAGACATCGTAAATCTGCCTCACTAGGTCGATGCTGCATGTGCTACGGCTTAGCTCACCGCAGTTCGGATCAAACACGATGCACTTCAAGTCTCTTCCTGACAAGTACCCGTGCTCTACAGCGTAAGCATCATTGGCACCGCCTGAGCGTAGCTGCTCGACTGTGCATCCGTTGTACTCTACGCGGTTGTCGTGGTGGTGGTGTCCTCGGAAGAAAACACGGTGCTTGGTCTGGCCCCAATCCTCCGCACGTTCTGTCGCCATGATGCCCGGCAAGTCACGATCCTTAGTCTGGTGGCCGTGGACTGCTCCAATCAGCACCTTGCCGAACTTGATGTACTGCCGACTGCTGGGGCTATCCAGAATCTCTACCCTAGGCTCGTTCTTGTACAGCATCTTAAAAGCAGAGCGAAGCGCGTGGCCCAGAATCTCATCGTGGTTGCCTGCTACGTTCACAAGCGTAACTGTTTCATGCCGCTCAAGCGCCTTTTCTACACAGTAGCGTAGGGCTGTCATACCAGCGTCAATAACTCGCGGCATCCGAGTGTCCATGTCCAGAACATTCTTGCTTCTGTTGGTCACACCTTCTAGGTTGTCAGCGTGGAAAAAGTCTCCTAGCTGTAGAAGCACACAGCGGTTGCTGGGCGGGGCCATGTCCACCAGATAGTCAATCGACGCTGTGAGAGCCTTAACGGCCTTCTCAGTGTCATAATCTTCACCGACTTCTTGCCCCCAAGCGTACATACCAATGTGCATATCAGTGATGGGGATGACGCTCATAAGATTGTCGGCAACACCCGAGTATTTCTTAGGAGTTGCTGGTTCAATGTCATTGACAAGAGACTGGATAGCCTCTCGGGCTACGTCTAACTGCCATTGTTTGTCGAGGCTGGTTTTGACCCACTCCAGTTTAGGCTCGCCAGTTGTGGCGTCGAGTAGAGTTGACTTGCCACGGACAACATGTCCTTCAGGCACTTCAAAGCCAGCAGTCTCGCTGATGCCATCAAGTTCTTCATTTCGGATTCTCGCAAGCCTACGCTCCAATGTTCTACGGTTAATGCCAAGGTGGATAGCAGCAGCCGCTTGACTGCCCATCTCTTCCACCGCTGCTACAATTTGACTGTCTGTATATTTCATCTTTTACTCTACCCAGTCGCTAGGTACTTGTTCTCCAACGTGATACTTAAATCCGTTTCTCTCACACCAATCAGAATATCGCGTTGCTTTCTTCTTTGTCAACCAGTTGTCAGCTTGAAAGAGCATTCTGATGTCAAGGTCTGGGTTGCACCGGCGGACTGCAAGCATCTTAGTCCGCATCTCGCCAGTAAACTTGCCCTTGATCTCAATAACAATTCCATTGCCTAATACAACATCGGGTGTGTAGTTGCGCTCTTTCAAAGTGACTTTGTGGCCGCAGTTAGCGCACCGCGCTGTCTTGATCTCCGTTGTGTAACTCAGTTGGTAAGGTTCATAGTCAAAAGGGATGCGACGATTGCGTAAGTTGTTGCACACCCGGCGCTCTAGTTGACTTCTGTATGCTGGCTCACTCTTCGGTCTTGCCATACGCCCTGTCCCAGTCATAAATACTCCAAGCGGGGAAAAGCATCGGGTTTTTGTCTATCTTGCGCTCAAGACCCTGAATGTGCCGCTTTAACCTTAGATTTTCTTCTTGCAGGTGCTCAATCTTCATTTCCATCGTAGTCATTGTCGAGGGAAACAGCCAGCGAGCTAATGAGTGTCTGACGTTCATAAAGTTCTACCTCAATCGTTTCCATCAGGTCTTGCAGGATTTTGGTGTCAATCTCATCATCCTGCTCATACTCAATGTTAATCTCTTCAATCTGATCCAGAATAGGATTCGGCATCTCTGTTCTCCTTCCCGATAAGTAGCAGTTCCATATTCTTATAGAACCTCGTTTTAACCTCTTCCTCTTTCATCTTGCCATCGTAGTGCTTAATGTAAGCGTCAAGGCAAGAGTCGTGGTAGTGAAGGGAAGTCTGACACCCGATCAAGTGCTTCTCAGCTTTCTTTGGGCCTACACCGTGCAAGCCGGGGATGTTGTCTGCCGTATCTCCAGTCAACACACTGACCCAGTAGGTGTGACGTGCCTGCTCAGGGTCAACCCAATACAGACTCCCATCTTTGTTGTGCGTCGGCCAGCGATAATGCCAGCCGGGAATGGTGTCCAAGTCTTTGTCAATCGTGCAGATGACAAAGTCTTCTTCCATGCCTTCAGCGATAAAGTCCAAAGCAATTTGCCCGATCTCGTCATCCGCCTCAAAGGCCGTCTCTGCGAAGTGAGCACCGAAGTCGTCCACTAGCATGTCCCTGACATATTCGTACAACAGAGGCTTGTCTACAGACTTCCTGTGGGCTTTGTACTCTGGGTCGATCTCCTTTCGAAAGTTCTCCTTGCCTGACAGGATAATGTCGTGCTTAGTGGCTTCAGTCTCTTCAAGGATAGTGAAAACGAAGTTGTTAAGCGTGTCCGACATCTCATCCATCAGATCGCTGCTGTACTCGACGTAGCCCTCTGTCATGTACTCGCCTTTTGACATGCCGAGGTCTGATGCGTGTTCCTTGGCCTCTCTTATGCTCTCAAAGATACCAACAACGTGTCCGTTATTCTGAATATCTATAAGAGCGTAGTCTTGCAAGGCAAAGGCAACTGCGTATACAAGCGGGTCGCCGTCAATTAAAGCTAGTCTATCGGTAGACATTTTCTAAATCCTCGATGTCCCGCAGGAACTCTTGTTTCTGGCGTTTGCGGGACGGGCCTTTAGCCGCATCCCGCTTCGCCCACTTATCCTCTTCTCTAAGCCACTCAGGCTGTTTACGCTTAGTCTTACTCATGTTTACCACTAGCCTTAGAACGGAATCTCATCGTCAAAGTCAGCAGATTCATCCTCTGACTGCTGCTGAGCCTGCTGATTCTTGAGTTCGTTTTCCTGAGACTTGCGCGTCTCATCTTCCGTAACGCCGTACTTGGCATAAGGCATCAGGTAGTCATTCGCAAGGCGCACAACATCCGCTGCTGCCTGATCCAAATCGCTCTTGCTCGTCAGAGTGCCAGCTACAATCTGTGCAGCGTAGCCCATCGCTGACTGGCGCATAATAGAGTCTTGACGGTTATCACCGGAAGCTACTGCTGTATTGCTACCAGCGCCAGCACTGCTCCGAGCACCACCAGCATTACCACTAACACTCCCATTTGATCCGCCTCCAGATTGCTTGACCGTTACATCTGCCGCCTTGATGTTGTAGTAAGTCTTGCCATTACGCTCGACACTGTTCACCACGGCCTCAATCAAGTCGCCCTCGGCAAGCTGGTGCCAGTTGTCGCCGACCTTAACGTTAGCAACAGGCTTCTTCTTCTTGCCCATGCCATACCAGTTACCGTCAACGTTCAGGTTGACTGCATACTGGTTGCCGTACTGATCCTGTTCGCCAAAGTCCTTTACGAAAATCTTTTCAATCTTGCCTTCAATAATCTGCTTACTCATTTCGCTGTCTCCAATCAATGTGTGGCGCTCCAATCGTCGCCTTGTTGCACTTCACCCGCCAAAGGGCATCGAAGTTTTAGGAACTGGGTCGTCTTGTCAAACGCCCAGTGTACAATACTATTATACCGCGATATGTCGTCGATTGCAACCTCCGCTTGCACCTCATCGTGTATATTTCCTACAAAAGTTACGTCTAGTCCTTGCTCCTGTACTTTCTTGTCAATATAGCAAAGCACTACCTTCATGGCAATGCCTCCACCAGACTGGAAGAGGTAGTTAAGTGCTTTGTGCTTCATCAATTTGCCATCGCTATCTCTCCGCATCCAGACCTTACGGCCATCAAGCCCAATCAGGTATCCTCGCCCTGCGGCTTTCTCTACATTCGGCTTTAGAGTAGAGATGCCCGGAAATACCGACTCCACGGCCTCAATGATGGACTTTCCTCTGGCTTCAGATAGATTAAGGATTGTCGCAACCTTGCGAGCACTAGCGCCGTAGACAGTAGAATAGACACAAGACTTTGCCTCATCTCGTGTCTCCACACCGAATGGCCGACAAGCGTCCAGAACTCGCGTGTGTGGATCAGTTCCTTTGGATTTATCACCTTGTACCCCTCGCCCCTGTGAGTAAACAGGCTACGCATCTCAGTGCCGAAGAAAACATCAGGACTGGCTTTAGGCACGTTGGCCACTACTTTGTGCGTCATGCGCCCAGTGTTTGTGCCATTCGGGTTAGCGCAAGCAGGGACTCTGCCATCGTATCGGCAGCTATCTATCCACCCTTTGATTTGATTGCTGCGGTGAGTCAGCTTCGTATAGTGCGCCAGCGTATGACCGATGTCAGACTGCTCCATGCGCTCTAGGTTTGGGCAAGGCTCACCGTCTGGCTTGATCTTAGGAATGCCTGTGCTGCTGTACTGCGTCGGAACCCACCCTAGCTGCACCAGACGCTGTGCTACCTTCTGGTGTTGGCTCAGTTCAATCGGGTGCCACTCGATGCGTGTAAACGGGCCGCCTACGTCGCCATATTCGGCTGCAATTTTGGTCAGACGACCGTCCTTCTTAAATGGCGCTTTGACCTCGCTCTTTCGCTCGTAGTAGTAGCCCATAGTTGCCTTGATCTGCTCATATATCTCAGCAGCCTCAGCGTCTAGCTGCTCAACATAGGCTTTCGCTTGGTCAATACGGAAAGGCCAGCCAGCACGTTCCTGACGCGCAATAATCTCCGCGACCTTGTGCTCGATCCTAGCTGGCGTTTTCCAATCGACTTTCATTCTCAGTTTTCCATCTCTTTGAGCAAATGCTTGTAAACCTGCTCAGTAACTTCAACATCTTGTACACAATAGTCTAGCATCTCTTCGTTATACTCGTCAAACGCGGCCTCTTGTTTGCCGTAATCGCCTTTGTAGATCCCAACCCGATAGCCCCACGCCTGTAGACTATGCGGCCCTACCTTCTGTGGCAGCCCTTCAGGACGCTCCCGGTCAGGGTTAAGCAGTCGAGAAAGCACCAGCGTGTCAATAGCCATAAAGGGATCATAGTACAGCATGCCAATATGTAGATTTTCATTCAACTCACACCATGTATGCAGTGCAGGAATGTCAAAGTTGATGATGTTATGTCCGATCACAACTTCACCGTCAATCAACTCCAGAAACTTGGCGATCTCTGTTGGCCCAAAGGTGTGAACCTCTCCAGTCTGGTAGTCTTTAGCAACTGCACAATGCACCGTGTCCATCGTGTCTAGCAGTCCATCCGTCTCGATGTCGATAACATAAATTTTCTTAGTCATGGTCATCTTCCTGCTCCAATCCATCTTCAAACTGCCAGATAGTGTACAGATTCATCTTGAGCAGGTCAAGCATCCCAAGCATCTCTGCACGGTTAAACTCGTGCTTGTCAAGTACCTCTACTAACTCCTCCATAACCGTGTTGGCTTGCTTTGCCCTGATGTGGCCTGTGATGTCTTCAATAGTCATGCGAACTCTCCGTAATACTTTTCTCGGGCTTCACTGGCAACTATCTGTGCAAGCTCCAAATCGTCATAGTAACCGAAAGACACAGGCTTCTTGTGAACATGAACCTGCACTCTGTATTTCTTGTCTCTCTTATGATAGGTGACATTTGTCCCGTATTTAGAAGAGTTTTTCTGTCGCTTGTTTACACCATTTTGCCAAATTTGACATTCTCTTAAATTTTCTATCCTATTGTCAGTTTTTTCTCTGTTAATATGGTCGATGTAGTCAGGCCAGTATCCATGGAATATGAAAAATATGACTCTGTGTTGAGGAAGCACATTTTTCTCTATGCCAACTTGCTTGTATCCATTCCCACTTAAACTTCCAGCTTTTTTGCCCCTAGCTTTAGGGTGAAAAGAAGGAATGTTTCTCCAAAACAACAGCCCATCTTTGTAGTACAACTTTTCTCTAATCATAGATTCTAGTCTAGTAGTCATATTCAGCAGCTTCCCATTTAACCAATCTTCCAGTTTCCGCTTGCATCTTAATAATATCTGCTGGGCCTGTGGTTCCATACTCGCGATTTTTCTTAATGCTAATACGCGCTCGGCCCTTTTCTTCGTTCTCTGTAACCTCAGGTTCAAGGGCTGCGATCCAGAACGCAAGTTGTTCGAACGAACCAGAACCACGGGCCATGCTCGGGTCAATGTAAGTCCACACAGCATCGTTGACCTCATCCTTGACGTTGATCTTCTGCTCAAACCGACGGATGTGCGCCACCATAATCATAGTGCAGCCTGTAGCCGCACAGAAAGCGGCAACCTCAGACAGCACGTTGTCGATCAGCTTCCGCTCATTGTCTCGGTCATCGTGACTGAACACGATAGAGATGTGGTCGAAGATAAACCGAGTGACGCCCTGCGCGTGATAGTAACGCAGCATGTGCAGCAAACGGTTTACGTCAACGCGACCCTGTGGCCCTAGGTCAATGAACCAAGTGCGATCGTTGTTAATCAGCTTGTCATAGCTGCTTTTGATCTGCTCCTTGGGCAAGATGCCGGGATCGAGCCGATACTTTGGCAGCGGCACGTTATTGTCCAAGGCAATCAGCCTCTGCGCTGCTTTCTTCAAGTCTTCCTCAAGGAACAGCCAAGCAACCTTCTCATCGGTGTTAGCGATCAGGTCATAGCCTAGCTCTGCAACCCAAGTTGACTTACCAACACCCGGCGGTGCCATGACGATTCCAAGCTCTCCATCTCGGAGACCACCTAGCTTCTTGCTGAAGTCTGGGTACTGCCGGAAACTATATCCGGGCTTGATTGGCTCAGAGATAAGATCAAGGCTGACATCGGAGCCGGGGATGACCAGTTCAGGCTGATATTCCTTGCTCTGATAGATACCTCGAAGCAACTCATCCTCACGGCCTTGCTTGATGCAGTCGTTAGCATCCTTGCAGCCATCAGGAAGCTCCAGAACCTTCAGCTTGACTTCTGTTGCGTACACATTAGCGAACGCCTCGACGCCCTCTTTGCCTTGCTCGTCATTGTCGAACACCAACAGGACACCATCGAAAGACGTGATGTAATCCCACGCTTCACGCTTCT